CGCCGATTTGGCAGCTGTTCTTGGCAAATGAAGCGGCAGAAGTCGTGCCATTGTCCGGCCGCGAGTTCATCGCGGCCGACGCCAAGCGCGGCCAGATGGTTGCCCGCTGCACCGTCCGGTACCGGGATGGTTACGAGCCGTCCATGCGGCTGCGGCACAAGGGTGCCTTCTACAACATCGAAGCGGTGCTGCCGGACCCCAAGTTCGCAAGGCACCTGACGCTGATGCTGTCCACTGGAGTGAGCGATGGGCGCTGAAGTGAACATGGCGAGCCTTCGCGAGCTGGGGCAGACGCTGAAGCAGCTGCCGAAAGAGATCAGCGGCAAGGGCGGGGGGCCGCTGCGCAAAGCGCTGGCGGAAGCGGCGAAGGTGATCCACGCAGAGGCACAGGCGCTTGCGCCGGAAGACACCGGCCTGTTGAAGCGTGAGATCCGGATGGTGCGCGCGAAGAATCCTGCGGCGACCGGCGCGACCGAGCACTACGTCGTCGGCGTGCGGCGCGGCAAGCGGAAGAAGTACGCGAACACCCGCGAGAACCGCCGGGCCCGGCGCGTCGGCAAGACGTACCAGGACGAGAGCCGCGCCTACTACTGGCGCTTCATCGAGTTCGGCACCGAGCGGCAACCGGCGCGGCCGTTCCTGCGTCCGGCCTTCGAGTCGAAGAAGAGAGAGGCACTAAACCGTTTCGAGACCTCGCTGCGCGAGGGCGTGCAGGCGGCGGTGCGCAAGGTGGCCAAGACGCGGAGCCGGCCGTGACGCCGGCGATGCTGCCGCCGGTGTACCGCTGGCTGCGCGAAAGCGTGGCGCTGGTGGCGCTGGTGGATGATCGCATCTATCCCGCCGGCCGGGCGCCGCAGGACGTGCAGAAGCCCTACATCACGTGGCAGCAGGTGTCAGGTGTGCCGGAGAACTATACGGACGACGACCCGGACGCCAAGGCCAGCCGCGTGCAGGTGAACTGTTGGGCAGCCGAGCACACCGGCTCGGTGCAGCTCGCGGTGCTGGCCGACGCCGCGCTGCGGCCGCACGGGCAGAAACAACTGGACCTGCCGGACGAACCCGACCCGGAGACCGGCACTTTCGTATTCAGGCAGGACTGGCTGTTCTGGTTGATTTGAAGTTGTTCCCTTTTCATGGTGCCCGCGAAAGCGGGCTTTTTTCGTATGTGAGGATCAATCATGGCATCGAACAAAACGCAGGGCCTGTCGCTCTTCTTCGTCAAGAGCCCGACCGCCATCCAGAAGGCGCCCAAGGTTGTCGGGGTGAGCAACTTCGGCGGCACGCGGTCGCAGATCGACGAGACCGACACGGACGATACCGAGGAAATGCGCTTCACGGCCGGCCTCAAGAATCCCGGCTCGATCACGTGCGATCTCAATCAGGACTTCGCGAACGACGCGCAGAAGGACCTGGAAGCCCTGTACGACTCGGGCGCCGAGGTGACCTGGATCCTCGGCCTGTCCGATGGCACGGCGCCGCCAACGATCGCTGCGGGAAACATCACGCTGCCGACGACGCGCACGTTCATCAAGTTCACCGGCTACATCGCAGACTTTCCGCTCAGCTGGGCGAAGAACGACATCGGCCGCTCGACGATGCAGATCCAGCGCTCCGGCGTGCGTACGGTCAGCCGCAAGGTCGTGACGCCGTGAGCGCGGAACTCAAGGCTGCGCTGGCCGCGCTGCTGGCCGAGCCCTTGCAGCGCCGGGAGATCAAGGTCGCCGGCAAGTCCGTGCCGATCTTCCTCAAGCCGATTTCGGCGGAGGCGGCCGAGGCGGTCTACGTGCCGCTGCGCGACCACGAGGGAAGGATCGCGCCGGAGAACCGTTCGCGCATGGCCTATGGCCTCGTCGCGGCAACCGTCACCGACGAGACCGGCGCGCCGCTGTTCACCGCGGATGAGGTCGCGGGCTGGCCGCAGGCGGCGTACGCGCAGGTCAGTGCGTTGGTGATGCAGGTCAACGGCCTCGGTGACGGCGAGGGCAACAAAGACCCAAACGGCTGATCCCGCTCGACGAGCGCGTGTGGCGCGCGCTCGCGCTGCGCATGGGGAAGACCCTGCGCGAGATCAAGCGGGAAATGTCGTGGGGTGAGTTCGAGGGCTGGAAGGCCTTCTACCTGCGGGAGCCGTTCGACGACGCGCGCTGCTACGACCTGCCGGCAGCGCGCGTCACGCAGGCCATGGTCAACGCCTGGCGCGCGAGCGGCAGCAGCCCTGAACCCATCCAATCCTTCATGCCATTCCGGCCGCCGCCCTCGGACGCGGATCTGGAAGCGCAAATCCTGAGAGACCTCTGATGTCGAATCTCGGAACACTGGGCAGCATGTACATCGATCTTCGTGCTGGCCTGGCGAACTTCGAGAGCGACATCGGCCGTGCGGTGCGGCTGGCCGAGAAAGAGGCCGAGCGCGTGGCCAAGCAGTCGGCCAAGATTGCCGCGGCGGCGTCCGCGATGTTCGTGGCGCAGGGCACGGCGTTCTCGCTGATGGTCAAGCGCCAGATCGACACCGCCGACAGCATGGGCAAGGTGGCGCAGGCAACGGGCTTGCAGATCGAGCAGCTGTCGCGCTTGGACTACGCTGCGCGCTTCGGCGGGGTGGAGGACCTGGGCCGTCAGCTGCAGGTGCTGCACAAGAACACGATCCTCGCGTCTCAGGGCACCGGCACGCAGGCCGCTGCCTTCCGCGCGTTGGGCGTGGAGGTGCGGGACGCAAACGGCCAGATCAAGACCGGCGATGCGCTCCTGCTGGAGCTGTCTGACGCGTTCCAGAAGCATGAGGACGGCGCGGCAAAGTCGGCGGCGGCTCAGGCGCTGTTCGGCGACGGGGCGGCCAAGATGATCCCGTTGCTCAACGGTGGCTCCCAGTCGCTGCGAGAGCTGATGACCGAGGCAGAGCGCTTCGGCCTGGTGGTCGACGCCAATACATCGGCCAACGCCGCAAAGCTCAACGACAATCTGTTCCGAATGCAGGCCGCGTTCCATGGCGTGGCCAATCGCGTCGCCGCTGGCCTGCTGCCGACGATGATCGATCTGTCGGATCAGTTCGTGCAGTACACGACGGATGCGGAAACCGCCGAGCGCGCAACGCGCTGGGTGGACGCGTCGGTCAAGGGCCTGATCGTCACCGGCATCGCGGTGAAGTCCACGTTCCAGGCGGTGGGGACAATGATCGGTGGCGTGCTGGCCGCAGCCAGCCGCGTCGGCGATGACCTCAGCTGGAAGAGCTTTCTGCACCCGGCGCTGCTGCTGAATGATCTGTCCAAGTCGGCGCCGGCTGCCGCGGAGATCCTGGGCAACGCCTACAGCGACGCGCGTGCTTCGGTGTCCGAGGACATCGAAGCGATCATGAAGGTGATCGACGCGGGGCAGAAGGACATGCAGCGCCTGGCCGAGCAGGGACAGGCGCCCGCCACTCTCGGCAAGTCGCTCGTGTTCAATCCACGCGAGAAGACCGGCGAGATCGACGAGGCTGCAGGCCGCGCGCTGCAGCAGCGCATCCGCCAGATGGAAACGCTGCAACAGCAGGCGCGCCAGCTCGCGGAATCGCTGCGCACGCCGGAGGAGCGCTGGACGGCGCAGATCGCGAAGATCGACGAGTACTACAACGCCGTCGACTCCCTGGGCCAGCCGATCCTCAGTGCCGAAGAGCGCACGCGAGCGCTGACGGCAGCGAACGACGAGTACTACCGCAGCTTGGACGCGCTCGAGGGCAAGGGCGCGGAGACGTTCAACCAGATGTCGGTCTACGCTGACCAGGCCGCACGGAACATGCAGTCGGCGCTGGCGGACTTCTTCTTCGATCCCTTCAGCGACGGCCTCGAAGGCCTGGCCCGCAGCTTCACCAACGTCCTGCGCCGCATGGCCGCGGAGATGGCGGCCAGCGAGGTGTTCCGGTGGCTGGGGGGCATGGGCTTCTCTGCCGGCAGCATGTTTGCGCCGACGCCGATGGGTGGCGGCGGGTACGGCGGCCTGGACTACGGCGTCGATCCCGGCTCGATCTCCTTCGGCGGCGGCCGCGCGAAGGGCGGCGACATCCAGCCGAACCGCTGGTACATGGTCGGCGAGGAAGGCCCCGAGCCGTTCTACTCCGGCGTCGCCGGCACCGTGGTGCCGTTCAAGGATTCGGGTGCCGCTGGCCGCGGCGGCAATGTCGTCGTCCAGATCTACGGCGCCGAGGGTGACTCGCGCGTCGAGCGTGATCGTGGGCCCAACGGCGACGAGCTGGTGCGCGTGTTCCTCAACGAAGCGGCCAAGTCTGTCAGCGAGCGCGGCGTGCTCGGCCAGGCGATCACCAGCACCTATCTTCTTCAGCACAAGGCCGCCTAATGGCAACTGCAATCTGGCCAGCGTCGCTGCCGCAGTATCCGCTGCGAAATCAGTACAGCGAGGAGTGGGGCTTTCCCGTTGTGCAATCGGAGCCGCGCGGCCCGAGCCTTTCGCGCAGGACCAGCACGGCGGATCCCGACACGCTGCCACTCAGCTACCAGCTGACCAACGCCCAACGCGACGTGTTCCGGCAGTTCTGGCTCGACGTGATCGGCCGCGGCGCGCTGCCGTACACCGCACCCTGCGCTCGTGCCCTCGAGGGCACGGCGACCTATCGCATCACCGCGGCGCCGCGCTTGACGCGCGCGGGCCGCGGCTGGCTGCTGAACCTGCAGGTGATCCGGTATCAGTACTCGCGTCCCGCGACCGCTGCGCCCGTCTGGCTCTACACCGGCACGGCCGGTTACCTCTACGACAACTCGAACCCGAACACGATGGCGCAGGACAGCGCAGGCACGATTCCGGTGACGGCGATCGGCCAGCCTGTGGGGTTTCAGTACGACATCTCCGGCAACGGGAATCACCGGCGGCAGACGACGTCCGCGAAGCGGCCGACGTTCGCGCGGGTGCCGCGGGGTGGTCGGCGGAATGTTCTTACCGAGAGCGAATTCAGGAACGGCCTGTCGGATGCTGTTAATCGCTCCGGGCTACTGACCGCAGCGGCCATGACGATTCCGTCTGGCGCTACCACTGCAATCGCATTCGGACACAACGGCAGCACGTCGTCCTGGGCATACAAGAGCTTTTCGGTCACCGCCTCAACAGTGACGTTGTCGGTATACGTGCAGATGGACGACGGAGCCGCGCCGTCTTTCGGAAGCGCGACGGCGTCGCATCCGACCAACGATTTCGCTCTGGTCGCTGCATCTGGCAGTTCGAATCCTTTGAGCTACACCGTCACAGCGGTGGGCGGGGGCGTGTATCGGGTAAGCGGGTCGGTCACAGCGACCGGCCCGAACGTCGGCGTGGTCAAGTACTCCGGGAATTCCCCGCGTACGTTCAAGGTTACCGGATACCAGCTGGAGTACAGCCCGGCAGCGTCGGCATATCAGCGCGTCACGCAACACTGGGATGTCTCCGAATCCGGCGTGTCGGCACTGCATTGCCTGTATGCCGATGGTGTCGACGACGCACTGCAGACTGTTGCAAGCATTGACTTGTCAGGAACGCGTGCGGCGACGTTTTGCTGCGGCCACCGAAAAATGGCCGATGCTGGCACCACGTTCCTTGCGCGAACCGTCGGGTCTACTGCAGCCGGCACGCTCGCACTCTATGCCGGTTCATCGGTCGGGCCTCGGTATATGTGGCGAAACTACGACGCCAGCATTACGGCCCGCGACATCACAATCACTGCGGGGGCAGCGGCACCTGTCACGGCCGTTGTCACCGGCGTCACCGACTGGTCGTCCGCCACGAACGCGATTCTGCGAATTGACCGAGAGCAACGCGGCGCGCGCAGTGGCGACACCGGGCCGGCAGCCCTTCAGAACATTGGGTGGGAGTTCTACGCATCCGGTAGCGGCGGCCTCCTCAACGGGTACGTATTCGCCGAGGCAATGCTAGGCCGCGTCCTCGACGACTCCGAGCTTGCCGACCTGGAATCCTGGGTCGACGGCCGCACCCGCGGGGTGACTCTGTGAGCTGGGTCTTCTTGACGATGATCGTGCCCGACGCGTACGTCGAGGCCGCGCGCAATCTGGCGGCGTGCGTCGACGAGGCCGGGCACGGCATGTGGACGACGCCGCTGTCTGCCGACGGCGAGACGACGACGCACTGGATCAGCAGTGGCGCACTTCGCCCGGAGTTTGTCGGGCTCATGGCTGATCCTGCTGCCGCGTTCGCCGCGGCGCAGGCCGGCGCCGCGGCCCAGGGCCTGACGCTCACTGCGACGCTTCAGGACGTCGAGGACCTGATCGCCGCGGCGGACGTTAGTAGCGAAGACCCGGACGCTGCGATCGGGCGTCTGGAACTTCAGCGCGTTGTCGAGGACGAGGCATGAGCCGCTTGCCCACGATGTCGGCTGGTGCGGTCGCCTCGCTGTTCGCACAGGAGTCGGACGTCATCTGGAAGGCCCTGCTCACGCTGAGTCATCCCAGCATCGACACGATGCGCGCGGTCAACGACGTGACGCCCATCGTCAGCCGCTACGTGCGCTTCGATGCGTTCCCGTTCACGCTGGTGCTGCCCACCGACATTGCCGAACGCATTGGCACCGGTCGGCTGCTGATCACCAACGTCGACCGGCGGCTGGTCGAGGCGGTGCGATCCGTCGACGGTCCGATGAAGGCGAAGATCGAGTACGTGACGCTGCGCACGCCGGACATCGTGGAGCTGGAGCTGCCGGACCTCGAGATGTCCTACGCCGACGGCGACGAGGCCGTGATCGCCGGAACGCTGAAGTACGGTTCAGTGGAGGTGCGGCGCTTCCCGGCGCACCGGTACGACCCTCAGCAATTTCCCGGCTTGCACGGCCGCGCCGCGGCGCCCTCGTGATCATGAGTCCGGTGCGGCTGCCGACAGCTCCAGCGCTGGGCCGCTACCTGCAGCTCGCCTATGTGGATAAGGGCCGGGACCCTGCCGTGGGCGTGGACTGCTGGGGCCTCGCGCAGTTGTTCTTCCGCGAACAGTTCGGCGTAGCGCTCCCGAGCTACGACGGCCGCTATTCCGCGTCGAAGGCGCGCGCGGAGATCGCTGCGCTCGTCGATGAGCAGCTGCGGATCGCCTGGTGCCGCACGGATACGCCGGCTTTCGGCGACCTTGTGATGATGGAGCTACACGGGCGGCCGTTTCACGTCGGCATTGCGGTTAACGCGCTGGAGTTCATCCACGCGCTCAACCCCGGAATCGGGGTGGTGAAGCAAGAGTTCAGCGCCATTGCCTGGGCCAAGCGAATCGAGGGCATTTACCGCTATGTCTCAGTTTGAGATCGTCGTCAAACCCCACGCGCTCCGATCTGAGATCGTGCACGCGATGGTGGATGTCGGTGCGTCGCTGCGCGACCTCGGCGCTGGCCAGGCCGTGTCAGCGTTTGTCGACGGTGTGCCGTCATCGGCCTGGGACTATCGGCCTCGGGCGGGACAGTGCGTGACGCTGATCGCGGTGCCCGGCCGCGGTGACGGCAAGGCGGCGCTCACGCTGATCGCCTCGCTGGCCGTGGCCATGTCGGCGCCGTACGCTGCGGCCGCGATCGGCCTGACGGGCAAGGCGGCGACGGCCTTTGCAATCGGATACAGCATGCTGGGCCAGCTGGGCATCAGCGCGCTGATCCGTCCGCCGAGCGCGCAGCTCGACTCGCCGGGCGACTTCCAGCCGTTCAACCGACTGACCAACGCCAGCAACCAGGCCCGCCCGTACGGAGCGGTGCCGCGCCCCTACGGAAAGAACCGCATTTTCCCGGACCTCGGCGCGTTCACGTACACCGAGCAGGTCGGGTCGGATCAATACCTGCGCGCGCTGTTCTGCTTTGGCTACGGCCCGCAGCAGATTGACCTCGACACCTGCAGGATCGGAGACACGCCGCTCGCTCAGTACGAGCACGAGATCGAGGTCCGCGAGGGATACGACGACGATCCGCCGCTGACACTGTTCTCGCGCAACGTGGCCGAGACCACGCTGGCGGACAACTTCGAGATCGACGGCACGGCAGTGACGCGCACCAGCGCCGCCGGCGGCCGCGAAGTCTCGCTGGACTTCGTGGCGCCGGCGCTGCGGTTCTACCGCAAGGAAAAGCAGAACCCGCGCGCGGTCGCGGTCGGTCTCAAGATCGAGTATCGCGCCGTCGGTTCTGTCGGGGCATGGACGGTGCTCACCGATGCGAACGCGTCCGTCTCCGGCAACGGTGGCTACAGCCCGAATTTCCCGGCGACGAACGAGATTTACACACCGGGCAGTGGCACAGTGTTCCCCGGCTACCCCTACATCGGGACCGCTGATCTCGGTGGCTCAACGCCCGTTCCTACAGGGCAGAAGTGCTTCTACCTGCGTGGGAGTGACCTCAAGCCTTTCGGCATCAGCGTGCGCGTGCAGCTGCCCTCGGCAGGCGCGTACGATTTCCGTGTGACGCGGATCGCCGCGTATTGCTCCGAGACGGCCACTGTCGAGAGCCTTCTCGACATCCAGAAGTGCGCCGTGCGCCTGACCGAGCCCTCGGACGAGTTGATGTCGGAGTTCACCTGGACGGCCATTCGCACCATCGGCTCGGACGTCGCGCAATCGGTGCCGAAGGGCTTTGCCTTCATCGCACTACGGGTGAAGGCGACCAACCAGCTGAGCGGGACGCTCAGCAACTTCTCTGCGGTCTCGACGGCGCTGGTGCCCGTCTGGAACGGCTCGGCCTGGGTGATGGCGCCAAGCAGCAACCCGGCGTTCATCTACCGTGACATCGTGAAGGGCCGCGCGTCGCCCGATCCGGTACCAGACGGCTATACGCTCGATTCTCAGCTGATCGCCTGGGCCGCGGAGTGTGCCGCTGCAGGCCGTGAGTTCAATGGCATCTTCTCGTCCGAGACGCTGGTCGGCGACGCGCTGGATGCGGTGGCCGTCTGCGGCCGCGGATCGCGTCAGCGACGCGACGGCAAGCTGACGGCCGTGCGCGATGTCCCGGGCATGGTGCCGTCGCAGCACTTCGCGCCGCGCAACTCGTGGGACTTCTCGTTCTCGCGGACCTTCATCGAGCGGCCACACGCGTTGCGCTGCAAGTTCAAAAACCGCGACGCCGACTGGGCCGATGATGAGCTGATCGTCTATGCAGACGGCTACAACAAGGATGGGTCCGGCGGGTTGACGATGGCCTCGAAGTTCGAGGAGCGCTCGTTCTTCGGGATCACGGACGCCTCGCACGTGTACCGCGAGGGTCGCTACTTCCTGGCCGTCAGCAAACTGCGGCCGGAGATCTTCGCTTGGTCCGCTGCGCTCGAGCATCTGGTCTGCCAGCGCGGTTCAGTGGTGACGCTGCAGCACGACGCGATGCTCGTCGGCCTGGGTGCCGCGCGCATCATCGCGATCGAGGGCTTCTCGGTGGAGATCGACGACGAGCTGATCGTCGAAGCCGGCAAGAGCTATCTGTTGCGCGTCCGTATGTCGAACGGCCAGCACGCG